CTGGTCTTGGACTTGGAAAGCCTGATGCTGATACTGGAATTAACTTCTTCATTACTCGCGGCGGAGTTGAGACTCAGATCTTCCCTAATAAGGTTGACTTCTATAACTCACAATTCGAGACTGAGACCTCACAGACTGCCTTCATCACGAACCCGGCCTATTCCTACTCATATACCGTAGTCAATACTGACGTTCAGGTTACTGGAGCTGGATTCGGTGCAACAATTGATTCCGCAACAGGGTACTTTACATCAACCGATGTAGACTTTGATGGTGCTGATGTCGGACGAACAATCGTCCTTCAATCTGTTGAAAATACAGCAGGAACAACGGTCTACACTACCAAGGCTGATATTAGCACCAAGGTATTCGGAGCTGTTGCTACCACGGTCGAACTTGAAATTCTTAGTGTAATAAGCGATAACATTGTCTATGTCAAGTCAGTAAATGGCGATGCTATTTTTGACGATGCCGCGGACATTGTATTCTTTGTTAAGGATTCGTCCAACACTACCGATGTAGCTGCAAAGATTCTTATCCATAACGATCTCGTATCAAGCAAGACACTTAAGGCTGGCGACGGCATCAGAGTTACCTATATCGACCAGAAAGATGTAGACTTCTTCGATACTAACTGGTTCGAGGCATTCGAAACTCTCGAAGCTGCTGAATGCCAGGTCGTCGTTCCTCTTCCAACTCAGAATATCTCTGGTATTTTCCGCGCTGCTGTTTCACACTGCGAGACGATGAGCACCATCGCCAACCAGAAGGAACGTATGGCTTTAATTGGCGCCCAACGCGGTTTAACGACCGCTGCGCTTCTCGGCCAGAGCGATGTAGCCATCGAAGATATTGGTGTCCTGGAGGGCATTCAGGGCGATGATGCGTCAGAGGTTCTTGACGGTGATACGGAAGATCTTGCCAACTACAAGCTCTCAGATAACTACACCAGTAACCGATCTGTATTCTTCTACCCCGATCAGATCATCCGCAATGTATCCGGAACGAATAGCTTCGTTCATGGTTTCTATATGGCGGCTTGTGCTGCTGGTTATCTCTCAGCAACTCAGAATGTCGCCATTCCTCTAACCTTCAAGCAGCTTACCGGCTTCTCGATTGGCCGGGATAGAGTATTCCGCAAACTAATCCTCGATCAGCTTGGTGGTGTCGGCGCAACCGTTGTTCAGCCAATAACTGGTGGCGGAAAGATCCTCGCCGGTCGTACAACTAGTACATCCGGATTCATTGAGGATGAAGAGATCTCTATCGTCTTTATCCGCGATGCTGTCAAGCGCACTCTTCGTGATTCAATGCTTGGGTTTGTTGGTGGTGTCGAAGATTCCAATACACTTGGCGTTATGACAGCTAGAGTTCAGACTATAATGGGTGGACTAATCTCGCAGGGTCTTATTACTAGCTTTAAGAACATTCGTGTTGAGAAGGATAAAGTAGATCCTAGACAGTGGAACGTCTTCCTCCAGTTCACACCGGCATACCCCATCAACTTTGTATTTATTGACATTGAAGTTGGCGTGGTTTAACCTGACTTATTATAATATCGGAGACATCTAAATGGCTGCTTACCCAAAATCAGGATCTTCACTAGATTCCACCACAAAGACATCACTATCAACTCAAATCATCATCATGGTGAACAACGAGCCTGTTGGCGCGATTCAGTCGTTCCAAGAGAATCAGACCCGCACCATTAAGTCTCTGACCGAAGTTGGAACTGATGGATTCATCGAGCTTGTTCCACAGTCGGCAACTGGCGTTAAGCTAACCGTTCAGAGAACCTACTTTGACGGCCTTTCACTTCCAGAGGCTTTCTCTCGCGGATTCCGTAACATCCAAGCTCAGCGTATTCCGTTTGATATTGTGGTCATCGATCAGTTCACAGGAACTGGTAACGATGCCATTATCACTACGTACCATGATTGCTGGTTTGAATCAATCTCAATCCAATACCAGAGCTCGGATTACGTTATCTCACAGAATTCCAACGTTGCCTGTACTTATATCTCGACAATACGTGGTGGCGAAGCCATCGCACTAAGCCAAGGTGTTGGTGGCGGCCGTCAAATCGCTGGTGTTCAGATCGACTCTGTTGAGTCTGCTGCAGATTCTGGTGCTAATGGTAGACGCGGTTCACTTGACTTCGTTGGGCTCATCTCGGCTGCGTATTAAACTAGGTTAAAACTACATTATGCTCAAATCACTTGCTGGCGTTGCAACGAAACTAGATAGCCTCGGCCTAACAAAAGAAGCTGATGCTATCGATACTTTGCTTGTTAAGCATGCCACGAAAAGGCAAATGATTGAGCCTATAAATTCGCCGCCTAAGCTAGATGCATCCGGCATGACGTTTAATCAGGCAATTGCTGCTCGGCGCAAATTAAAACATGTTATTCCGCTTAACGTAGCTCCGGCATCAGAAGAAGAACTAGCACTAACAGAGCAAGATACAGTTCACGATTTTCTTGATGAGCTCAACTTATCATCGGCAATGAAGCGTCTATTAACTACGGCTCTTTTCAGTCCTAAGAATCGTATACAACTTAGGGCCCTTGGAGATGAGGTCTCTGGTAAGAAATTAGAACGGCTCGGACTAGGCATTATATCCTTCACTCCTAATAATAGGATGACTATGATGACAGGACTGTACTTTAAATTAACTGACCAAGGAAAGAATATTGCGCAAGAGCTGACAGATAGATTCGAAGAATATAAGGTCAAATAGCGGAAAAGGCCACTCAAAACAAGCCATACCGAATAAGTCCATTATTCTATATGGCTTGTTTCCTTTTATGGTACAATATCCGAAAGAGGTATATTAATGACACCGACCACAAAGTCCAGAGCATCTTCATCGCTTGATATCGGCGCAGTTCGCGGTAAAGTAGCATCCAATCCTAATTTAGATCCTGATCTTATCAATAAAAGAATGGAAGAAGCTGCCGCAGAAACAGAAGCAGCGAAACCGTCATTCTCGGTGCCAAAAGAACTAAAGGGCCTTGAGGATCTCATCTTCCTTGGGGCCGGGACCAAGGATGTCACGCTTGGCGACTTCACATTTCAGTTGGCCACGCTGTCATCTAAAGAGCAGGAGAGAATCTTTAAGGGATCACTTCTTATTCCAGAAGATGAACGATTATTCTTCTTCAAGAAAAGACTGCTTGCAACGGCAATTAAAAAGATTAATAATAGGCCTTTATCATCCTATCTTGATGCCGATACTTATGAGGCTAGAGTATTACTTATTGATGGACTACAAAACATAGTTTTTGAGCACCTCTTCAAGGGACTCGAAACTTTGATATCTGAAATGTCCGATGTATTAACGGCTGAAAACCTAAAAAAATAACCAAAAGCTCCGACCACTATATTCGGTGGGAGCTTTGTAAAATATGGAAGTGTGCTGTCGATGATTCAAAATTCGACAACATGACAACTCCGCAAAAAGCGTGGTATAGCATGATGATTGCTAATGATCGAACAAGAGAATTTGAGCAAACATTAGGTTATATCGATTACCACGCCGCATTCACCAATCATGAAGGAGTTAAAAAACAGCAGGAATGGCGCGAATCACAGAAAGAAGGGTCCATTAAAGAAGCCGAAGACTTCATGGAGTCGGCGAAGTCTAATGAGTTCAAGAATAACCCGCTTATTGAAGCCATCAAGAAGATTCGAGAAGCAGAGTCACTAGCCAAGCAGAATGAGAATGTCTTCTCATCTATGAATTTAAATAAGCTCATTAGCGGAGATAGTTAATGGCAACAGACCTTACAAGCGGTGCACAAGAAACAGAACAGGCTGTTAGCTCTTTCACTACGGCCCTTGGCAAAACGGCAGAAGCTATTGATACGTTTGCTAGGGCCGGAACAAAGACAAGCGATGTTCTTGGCTCTGTTAGAACTGCTCTAGACCAAGGTTCGAGTGCTGTTAGTGGGTTTCTTGACTCATTTCAAAAAATAGCAGGAGTCGGAACAGACCTCTTTACTCCATCTTTTAATATTGCAATAAGTCTGAACAAGATACTCGGAGAGGCGTTTGATGCATCATTTAAGCTCGTTCAGGGTTATGACGCTATGGACTCTGGGCTTAGAGAGTTTGCCGGAAACCAGTACAAACTTGCTGCTGGAATCGGAGCAACATTCGAAGAATCGGAGAGGTTTGCGACCTCTTATCGTGATATCATTAAGACAAACTCTGACCTCGCCAGAAGTGGCCTATACATAGGATCTCAGGATGTCAAGGATGCTATCGGAGTAATGCAGAAAGCCGGTGTTGAGATTGGAGTGCTGGCAGAGACTACCAAGATATTCGGCGTAGAAATGACCTACGCCCAAGGAATGGCAGCTCAAGCAAAGGCCATGGGAATGGATATCTCGACATACTCCACAAAGATTGCGGCGATGGTCAGAACAAACGGTATGTCTATGGAAGAGTCGATGAAGTTTATGGCAAGCTCTCAGGATATTGCCAGAAACACAGGACTAACAGTTGATGAGGTTACGGGATCACTTGACAAAGCTACAAGTGGCTTCGCCAAGATGGGAATGACAATGGATTTCGGAAGACCAATCCTTAAGGGATTTGCCGATTCTATCAAGGATGTAGGACTTGGTATAGCTCAGGCCGGAGATCTTGCAGCAGCATTTACAGCTTCTCTTGGTAATATTATTAACAACCCAGCTCTAGCCTATATTACATCAATGAAAGGCGGTATGGCTGGAATGGGTGGCGGAGGAATTCTAAACCCCAGTATTCAGATGCAGGCCAGTATGTTGGATAATGATCCATCGTCAAAAGCTAAGATGGCGAAAGAGCTATCTGATGGTATGCGAGATACTCTGAAGTCATTTACCGGTGGAGATATCATCACTGTAAAGCAGGCTGCAGAGAGCCCAGAACTTCAGACCAAGTTTTATACCCAGCAGCAAATGCTTGGATCAACTTATGGAATTAGTGGCGCCGATACACAAAACAGAGTTCTGGAGTATCTCGCACAACTAGAAGACGCAACCTATGCCGGTGATGAGAAGTCGGCCGAGCTACTCCAAAAGCAGATCTCTGATGCGCTTCAGGGTAATGATAAAACGATGAGCCTCCAAGAGAAGATGGGATTGCAGATTGAGAAAGGCGTTATGATAGCTCAGGAACAGCTTCAGACTGCAAAGATTGCTCTTGCTGGCACTATGGCCGGGGCTGGCGTTGGTAACCAGTGGAAAGAGATGCTCAAAATAATGGACAAGCTTGAATCTCCAGAGACATCCGAGAAAGATAAAGACGCTTTATTGCAGGATTATATTGCTAAGACAAGTGATATGGCTAGAGAAGCAGCGTCTGGAACTCCAAAGATAATAACAGGAACTGCAGCAACAGCTGACGCGGATCAAACTAGCGGAACTGAAAATATATCTGGTCAAGCAACTAAATCGGAGATAACAGTTTATCTCCGAGCAGATCCTGGATATGCTGTCGAAATAGAACCAAGCAAGGCATCTGTTGCTCCGGGCCAGCCTAGAGTTGTACCGATCAAACGTTAAATCAGCTACTACATTTTAGTTGGTTATGTTCACCAGAGAAACAATTAAGTTCTTAATCCCTACCAGTATGTTGTCGCTAACATCAAACAGCACGGCAGACCGAGAGGTAATTCCGCTTTATATCAACCCACAGAATATTCAGATTAGCTATTCTAAGAATATATCTGAGACACAGACTATTGGTGGTTATATCATCCAATACTGGGGCGATAAGATCACAAAGCTTACAATAGCCGGAACAACCGGTTCTGGCGGTATTGAGGCGATCAACATCCTTCACAATATCTATAAATCAGAGCAGACTCAGTTTAAGAAAGTGCTGCTTCAACGCCAAAGAGATCTGGCGTTCAAGATCCAAGAAGAACAATCTGCAGCTCAGAATGCCGCAACTGGAACATCATTATCTGCGCTAGATCAGGTATTATTCAATGGAGCATTCTCTAATCTTGCCAACGGCGTCAGTGAGACGATGGACTTCTTTCGTGATGCTATAGCTGGCAATGATGTTAGTAAATCGAGTCCAGTTAGATTATTGCCCACACTATCGGCGTTTGCTGTTTCGCTCGATATGCATTATCAGGGTAAGGTATATCGCGGCTATGTCGAATCGATGTCAGTCACGGAGAACGCTCAAAGCCCCGGTCATTTCGATTACTCCATCCAGTATAGCTCGCTAAAAGAATTCGGTGAGAGAAAGAATTTCATGCCATGGCATACAAATCCAAGGGACTCCTCCGGTAATCCAAAGAAGAAGCCAACCGTTGGTAGCAGCCTTGGAGACAACCTCTCTTTCCCGTTTGTTAGCGCCGCAGAGACAACTTCAACCACAGCTAAGAGTGTGTCGCGCGTTATTGACGATCAACGCGGAACATCAAACGAGATAGGCGATTCAAATACCCTATCAAGATTCAACAAGATACGGTAATATCTGCTTATGGCAAAAACCAACTTACTCCAAGATTCTTTAGGCAAGATAAACTGGGCACTTGATAAGATTATATCCGGTGAGTCCGCATTACACCTTGTCGAGTCTGGTGTTTCAGTATTTATAGACCAGAACAGATCAACGGCAGTCAAACCTAAGACTCGCGCCGTTGTAGCTCTGAATCCTACTGCCAGTATACTAATTAAAAAGAAGGCCTTTTCGACCATGAAGGCCACAAATGATTTGCGCTGGATGGGCAAGTCAGAGAAGATGCTAATCAGAGCCACGAAGGCCCTGTTCGCCTTCAAGGTAGCACAACTCAGAGCCTACGAGTCTCTAACAAAGCTCGACAAGTTCTACGATGATAACTCAGAGCTCAACTTCACACTGCTTGCCGATCTTATCTCGTCATCAAAATATCTTCAGCCAGCTGGCGCACCAGATTCTAGTGGAAGCTTGTTATCTATTCTTGGTGGTTTTGTATCTTCTGCTGGTGTATCGGGTTCGACTGATGATATCATCAAAATAATTAGACGTAATGCCTTTGCTACTGCCAACACAAAGACTACATGGATCGTAGATCCTGATGATGTTGAGAACTATGGTACAGGACCCGGCACTGGGGTTATTGAGCTTTGTACCTGGTCTAACCTAAATACGACAACCGGCATTACATCAGACTCAAAGCAGGCTACGTTCGGTCTGGTCGATCCATATCGCATTATGAACGTCATTGAAGATGACATTGAGATGTGTATTGAAGAAGCGCTATATGGAACTCTAGGTCTAATGAACGATCTAGCTTATGCCGGAATGGGCGGCGAGTATATCGATCCAACGCTTATAGTGAGTTCGGCACTTGAGGTGTTTGGATTGGGTGGACTAGATCCTACAATCGATGTTGATTATATCCGAGATAGACTTCGCACATTCTATCTTGGCAAGTGGATTGCTAACGTCAATGACGGCGTTCATATTTTCATCGCCGGAAATAAGTCAGTAACGTCAAACTCGCATCTTGGCAACGATGCTTTCGACTCATCTCTTGACGAATCCTACTTTCAGGTGGATGAAGTTATCCTTGAAGCAGAAAGAAAGCTCTATACGAACCAGAATATCTCATCATCGAGCTATAGGAATCTAAGAAAGTACTCGAATAATTCATTCACAATGCAGCATGTATTTGGCGGGTTTATCAAAAGCATTTCAGAGAACTATTCTCCGGATAAGACCATGCTTACCGTGACATGCTCAGATAATATGGGGTGGCTAGCTAACTCAAGGTTCATGGAAGAGCCGGGCCTTATCGATCCTCGCGCCCCACTTGAAGATCCTCTAACTCCGTATGATATCAAGACAATATCATCCAGCAATCCGGTAAAGACCTCTCAACTTGATCTGCTACCGGAGAACAAGCTACTGCTCAAGTCTGGGCTTCTGTCATTTGATTCTGGGTTACTTACTGGATTCAATGCCAATGAGACGAATATATATCAGGGACAATATGCTGGTTCTGGCACTGCTCTTGGTTCAAAGATTGTTCAGCACCCATCCGGGCTTATTTATCGTTGGCGATCTGGAGTTTTGGCGGTAGTAGCACCATTTTCAGCTACCGGAGATTCATCCAGCGCTGCGGCATCGGCACAATCGCCATCCTCAATACAGCAGTATGGCTTCTCAGTTACGAGCAACGTAGTTGCCAATCTTGATGTTGCCAACGTCATCAGCGTAATGATCACTGGTCAGCCTTATAATATGGAGACATTTACTCAGCTTGCCGGTGATGCGATGAACGTAATGCGTGTCGGCAACTCATACCAGCCAAACGAAGCGTTATCATTCGTGCTTGACTCCATCAGAAAGCAGAACCCGTTCTATGGTAACTTTAAACCATTTCGCATGATTACGATGTCAGAGCAGACACTTAATCGGCTCAGCGGTGATTCATTTATTACTGATGACGTAAATAGTAAGGTTGCTGTTCTTCGTCGCAGAAAGAATGAGCTAAAGCGCAAGATTCGCATCTTGGAAGGTGGTGGAAACGAAAGATCTAATGCTGCTATCATCAATATGCTTAAGCAGGAGATTACATCTATTGAGAATTCGACCAGCAATCAAGTACAGTCGATCTATAAGAATAATGGCGTATTTGGTGGTACTGGAATAAACGCTGCTGATCTATTAGATACTAATTTCAATATCTTCGGCCAGAATCAAGTATTGAAGTCTGGTGGAAACATAGAGTCTGACCACGATCTAACCAGAGCCATGATGAAGGTAGCTGCTACTCGTCGTATCGAGGATGTAAAGCTCAATAGAGATCAGAATCTACTGATTGTTTCCGATCAATATGACATGAATCCGGACATCAAGGCTTATGTTCTTAACATGAGAACGTCAAACTTTCAGATGTTTAAGGGAACCTACCTTCCGGTTTATGATCGATGTAAGACTGCCGCTGAAGTTACCATGATGGAATTCTTTGCAAACTCTCAAGGCCATCTGGAGATTCGTCCACCACAGTACAATAAGACACCACTTTCTGTATTAAATGCGCTTTATAAGTATCAGAACACTACCGATAGAAAGGTCGTACCAGACTTCCTATTTACCATGCTCAATGATCGAACGTCATCGCTGAAGCTTGAAATTCATGCTAAGAATGTTAAGATAGCCATCATTGCGATGCTTCTCGGTAAGTTCCCCGACTCTAACCTTATACCTGGGGTTACGGCAACCGGAGCTAGCTCTTTTGCCTTCTTCGGTATTTCTACTGGTAATACAACTCTGCTTGATGGAACTGGTTTAAATATTGGGTCTTCAACCGGTAGCAATGTTAGTCTTGACTCGCCAAATAATATCCTTGGCAATATTGATACCAGCGAAAACTATATAGCACTAGATCTTGGCTCCAGTGAAGAGGGTGATATTCTCAATGGAGATACATCGACTACTCTTGGCAACTTTGATAATATCGTTAGGGAGTTTGGAGGTGGGGCTAGCTCTTATCAGGTGATTCCTGGAGCATCAATTTATGACGATACACTAGGTAGTCTGCTAAACGCCAATAAGAGCCTCAACACTAATAGCGGAGCATCTAATCCATGGAGCGCAAAGGCAAGCGATACCGTAAAAGGCATCAACAATATCATTGCTGGTTTTAGACAGGCGTCCGGCATCAATCCAGCGAGCAGCCTAAAATCAAGTGGAGAAAATGGAAAGTTCGAGGAGCGTGACTTGCTATTCTCTGGTATTAGCTCAGGACAACTTAATTCCGGATCACTAGAATCTAGGCTTGATGAGTTGTTCTCCGAACTGGATAAGACGATATCGGGCAGAAACTCGCTGATCGGGATCCTAAAAAAGAATCAAGAAAAGCAAGAGGAGCTTGATAGCATTGAAGCAGATCTTGCCAATGGCTTCTCAGAGGATAATACAGACTTCTGGGAAGACCCGGCGATCGCAGAGCAGATAGATAATATCTATCCAACACGTAAAGGCGACTCTGCCAAAACGTCTGCCACAAAATCTATTGCCGCCAACGCTGCCAAGTTCATATTCGAAGCAGGTAGAACTACAAAACGCACTATAGATGCGACAAAAGACTTCCTATCTGGCACAGCTACGGAAGGAACTTTATTTGACCATCTAATTGACGATGATACAAGAAATCTATTAGGTCCTGGTTCTGGCAGGCGGTTCATAATTAATGACGAGCAGATTCAAAGCTACACCATCAACGAGAACAAACCTCAATTCTCGCGTATTGATATCTTCGGAACTACACCGTTAGTTACACAACAGCTTAAGAGTACAACCGGTGGAGAGAATCTAATACAATGGGCCGGAGCTGTTGACTATGATCTCTGGCGGCAATATGGATACATACCGCTAACCATTCAAGATGCTCCGTTTATTTCTGACGCTGAGACTCAAGCCAAGCCGCTAGCGCTTCAGCAACTTGCCGTACAACGAACTGCCATATTTACTGGCAGCTGTCAGCTCGCTGGTAATGAATATTATCAACCAGGTGATACTGTGTATATCCCATCAAAGGGGCTGCTATTTTATGTAAATTCAGTAACTCATAGTATGACTTACGGCCAGTCATTCTCGACAAATCTAATGCTAACTAATGGTCATGTTCCCGGTACATATCTGCCAACTCCAATGGATGTTATTGGTCAGAGCTATTCAAAGGATTGTCTGACACAGGACTCGTACTACGTCAAGCGCTCAACCAGTACTGATGATAATTATCATCCGCTTCAGCCAGATTGCGCTCTTAGGTTTCCTACACTTCCAAAGATTACGAGCGATAATATTGAGTATCTTCTTAGCCATAAGAATAATATGGTTAAGTTCTATAACATGATAACTGATGTGTCCAATGGACTACTAACTTCTGGTAGGTTGCTACTAATCCGCGGATTCGTTAGAGATGACGCGGATGAACCTGATGTCAAAGAGAAGCTATCTATAGTCTCTGAGCTATTCCAAAACCCATCAATGCTATCCCAGAAGCTTGATACATCCGCTGGAGATGACCTTGTAGCTGATTTCCTTCAGCCGTCGCAGTCATTGTTAAATATTAACGCTGGATCTGGAAGTAATAAAGAACTAACCAATATGACACTTCCAAATAGCCTTCCGGCCACAAAGGTTCAAGCAGATCAGATCTTCCTTCAAGTAGTCAAACTTAAGCGCGATGATATCGGAGAAACTGTTGGCAGTGGGTTCTCCTGCTTTTCTGCGGCGAACCTTAGGTCTAGCACAAAGCTATTTAACGTCAAGAATGGTGATTCTGAGATTACCAGTGACAATATCGCAACTACATTTTATAGTGTACTTCCAAAGGGAGGTCCATCACAATCAACGTGGCTTGAGATGGAGGATCTTCTTCAGAGCATCTTCTCTTCATCAACACTTGGTACAACTGGTGACTATGAAAAGGTAATAGAGGTTGGAATTCTCGATATTGATTCTGCAATGGCCAGTCAATTAAAGGCGCTAAAATAATGTCAGACTTCTTCTTTCGCGAAGGCATAATTTCCGATATAGATCCGAGTGGTCTAACCTGCTCTGTACACTATGGCGATATTCGTTCTGGCGAATCATCAAGTAATGTTTCAATGCCAAATATAGCTGGAGCGGGCAATGCAGGGCTTATTATCAATCTAATGAAGGGTACAAGGGTTATTGTAGCGTACCTTGCTGACCGTTCTAGGGATATTGTCGTAATTATTGCGGTGCTACCATCATTTCTACAGAGAGATTCCGAATATAACCAACTTTCATCCGATCTTATTGATAAGAATAATGGTACACTGGCTTATCCTCGAACATTGAAGCCTGGTGATTCTTACCTATCAGCCCACAATGGGCCATCATTATTGCTAAAGAACGATAACTCATTTCATCTATCATCCAAGAATGGTCACGGCATATTTCTAGTGCCAAACAGAGAGGCCAATTCTCATAATATGTTCCATCTGGCCAACAATCACTCTATCGAAGGGTCTGGTGGTAAGCTTCACTGGGGTAGAGTAAAACGAAGCATTCAAAACGTAGGATGGAACAATTCTAATGAATTCTATACCGACATAAATCGTGATGCCGAGCTACGAGAAGTTGGGTTCTGGCCAGCAGAAAGCGTAGCCAAACTCTCAACGCCAATGGGAAAACGGAACCCTGCTCTATCGGAATACAGAATGATTATATCGGAGTTTGCCACAGAGTTCGGATTCTCCGGCATTGATAAGGAAGTTAGCAAGATAGGCAGTCAGCGTGATGCTATATCGCGCAACCCATCAATGCAGAGAGATCGCGAGCCGGGCAATATCTTGAAGCTATCCGAGGGAGAATTAATCGAAATAGTTGGAGGAAACCTCATAGATATTAATGGCTTAGCACTTGATATTAACTATAGTCCAGTTACCTATAGCATGGTTGTCCCAACAAATGATGTCGAAGCTAAGATTGAGGAAGCCAAACTTAAGAGTCGGCGTGGTATAGGGTATCATTTCAAGCTATCTACCAATATTAAGTCTGATGATGTATCTACTAGCGCTAAGGATTTCGTATTTGATATAGACAAGGAAGGACTTCTTAAGGTTAACATACCAAAGTCGTCAACAACCGGAAATATCCCTTACGTTACAGACGTTAACTTTCAGGCTAAGCGTGCCGGAAGAATCCACGATATTACATCTCAGAATGAGTCATATACTGAAAAGATTCCTGTTCATACTAGAGATCGGAACGGCAATCCTACATTTACTCCATTATCGATAAGCCGTGAAACTGGTGTTAGATTTATCAATACTGATGATACCTACTTCCCGATTACCGATACTAGCGGCAAGACTACAATTAGGGTTAATACAACAAAGCATCATAATATCTATGCCGCTGCTGAGCGACTTATAGCCAATCAGATAACCAATATTCAGGCTCCATTTGCCTTCGCTAAAGAGAAAGATCTTACCATAGCGGGCATAGGGTTTACGATACCTGATGTGCCAACCAATAAAGATGATTACTCTCTAAATTCGGCATTTGAGGTTGCGCTTGATGGAAAAGAGGGCGATAATAACCCGACAGATATCAGAAACCTGTTTTACTCTGCTGTTCAAGTTGCGGCTGGAAAGCCGGCCATTGCGACTGGCGGCAATACTGTTGTTGC